TACTGATAGCATTTAGTTGTTCAGGTAAAAGTCCTAATATAATCAAAGCCATAGAGACAGCCTATGATATGGCAGTAGATTCTATTCTCATATCTGGAGGATGTCCTGTTCAGGAATTAGCTGACATACACTACATGGTTCCAGCCATTAATGCCTTTTCATTAGAGGGAGTGTTCTCTGTTATATGCCATGCCTTAGTATCTTATATTAGAGGAAGTGATTATGAACTACCTGTTTATTAAAGAAGGTAAAACTAATATAGTTATATCTGCTCCTCATAGTGGCAGTGCTAAACCTTGGAATATTCCTAATAGAAAATATGGGAATCTTTTACAGGATACATATACCAAAAAATTAATCCAGCTTGTAGTTAAAAAACTATTTTGGATGGAACCTTATTATATATACTCTAATATACATAGATGTAAGGTAGATTTAAATAGAGATATTTTAGAGGGCGCTCAGTTTAATACTAAGGCAGAAAGGATTTGGAAAGATTGGAATATGTTAATTAAATACTTTACTGAGCAAGCTTGTGAGTATGGAGGTAAGTGTTTATATATAGAATTACATTCTCATAATGACAGTAATGAAATACAGCTTGGATACAATTTAAATGCTAGAAACTATCTTAAGCTTATGAAGATAAAAAGAAGCAATGTAAGTACCACTCTAGATGCTATTCATCCAGACCCTTATGAGACTATCTTTGGAGATTTTAGTTTCAAAACATCATTAGAAAATTTTGGATATAAAGTATTCTCTCCTTCAAATGGTAAAGTTTATTTTAATGGAGGAAGAGGTATTGAGACATTTAGCAACAGTAATGTTGGGGCTATTCAAATAGAGTTTCCAGTATTAGAGTTAGGAAGAAATACTGACATAGCGGCATCAGCTATTTATAAAGCAATTCTTAATTTCAAAGGAATGTTTTTATCATGATAGACTATGCAGAGGTGTGGAAAGGTATGCCTGAATATGAAATGAAACAGCACAAACCTTTTAGAACTATACATATTAACTTTGAAACCGAGGAAGATTTACAAAAATTTTCGGAACTAATAGAGCAGAAAATTTATCCTAATAGAAATAATTATTGGTATCCTGCATGGCATGAAAGTCTGTACTCTGATTTGGTATATGTGGAAGAGAAGAATGAACCCTGATTATCCAGTTTATATTATCTCAAAGGGAAGATGGGATAGCCGACTAACCAGCAAAGCCTTGGAAAGAATGAACATTCCCTATCATATTGTGATTGAACCTCCCGAATATGATAAGTATGCCCAATACATTAATCCAGATAAGATTTACGTTCTTCCGTTTGAGAATCTTGGACAGGGAGGTATACCAGCTAGAAACTGGGTATGGGAACATTCAATTGAAAATGGATATGACAGACATTGGATTCTGGATGATAATATAAGAGCATTTAGAAGATTTAATAACAATAAAAAATATTTAGTTACTACCGGGGCTACTTTTAAAGCCGCAGAAGATTTTGTGGATAGGTATGAGAACATAGCCTTAGCTGGATTCCAGTACTCTAATTGGGTTACTCTATGTAGAGATAGAAAACCTTTTATTATTAATACAAGAATCTATTCTTGTATACTTATTAAGAATGATATGCCCTATCGTTGGAGAGGAAAGTACAATGAGGATACTGATTTATCTATTAGAGCTTTAAAGGATGGATGGGTAACAATATTATTTAATTCTTTCTTACAGGATAAGGTTGCTACCCTTACTATGAGGGGAGGTAATACAAGTTCTATTTATGCTGAAGACCCTGAAAGATATCAGTTTGCTAACTCATTACATGAACAACACCCAGACTGTGTTAAGATAGTTAGAAGATTTAATAGATGGCATCATTTAATTAATCTAAATAAATTTAAAGGTAATGAGTTAAAAATGAGAGATGATATATTAATTCCTGAGGGTGTAAATAATTATGGGATGGTATTAAGAAATGAACAATCCATTTGATTTCTTTGATAAGATATATTGTATTAATTTAGACTATAGAAAAGATAGGTGGGCACAGGCCCAAGAAGAATTTAATAAGATAAACATCTTAAATAGAGTAGAAAGAATTTCTGGAGTAGTCACTAATAGATTTGAAGACCCTAAAAGAAATGCCTGCTTTGGAAATCATCTTTCCCATTCTATAGCAATACACAATGCCAAACAAGCAGGGGCAAACAATGTTTTAATATTTGAAGACGATGTTTTATTTATAAACGACCCTCCATATACGATAGGTAAGATAGCTAATTATTTTACTGAAATGAATAGAGGTTGGGATATGTTATATCTAGGAGTTAATACAGAACAACCTAGTTATATGATGAATGAAATGTTGGCTGTACTTACATTTGCTTTTTCTACTCATGCTTATGCCGTTAACTTTCAAAATTCTTTAGTAAGTGCAGACTTGTATGATATAAATACTGACGAGAATGTAATACATAATGATGTTGAATACAACAATAGAATAATTCCTAACTATAATTGTTATGCCTGTTTACCAATGTTAGCAATTCAGAGGCCGTCCTATTCTGATATTGAGGAAAAATTTATGGACTATAGTTGGATGGAGGGAAGATTCTACTCCAACTTGAAGGGATTATGTGGGAAATAAAACCTAGTTTTTGTACGTTTGTTATACCAACTAAGGGGAGAGCCTCTCTTAAGAAAGCCATACAATCTGTCCTAGATCAGACAGATTGGAATTGGAGATGCACCATAGTATTTGATGGTATTCCTCCCGTAGAGATTACTGGACTTAATCCTGACATTGATTACCTAAAGGACAACCATTTTATAGTTAGAAGCTGTGACTATAAAGGACATGCTGGATTAGTTCGCAATGAGGCTCTTCCCTTAGTTGATACTTATTGGACAGCGTTTTTAGATGATGATGATTTTTTGAAGCCCACCTATTTAAACAGATTAAAGCACTACTCTGATAGTAACCCAGACAAAGATATAATTGTTTTCACTTATAGAGATATGGAGAATGGAAATACACAGCCTCCCAAGAATTTGAATAGACTAGTACGTTGTAATGTGGGAATGTCTTTTGCTGTAAAAACAGATTTTATAAGAGACAATAATATTTTATTCGACTATGGCGTCGTAGAGGATTTCGCATTTCTAAATGAGTGCGCTAATAAAGGAGCCAAATATTTAATTACGCATGATGTTCAATATTTTGTTGGGCATCGTAGCGCATGGAGTTAAATGGCACTTAGAGAAAAAATAGATCATGAAGAACTTATACTATATGAGGTTTTAAAACATCCAGTATTCTTTGGAGAATTTATCTACAACCTAGATAGATTAGAATGGGAGGAGAAATTTGTATTTGATTCCTACCAGAGAGCTATGATTTGTGATTTTAATTCTTATATAGATTTTTGTTGTGCAAGAGCGGTTGGTAAGACTACAGTATTAACGGCTTTAATATTGTGGATCATGGTAAATAATATATTCCCAAATGATTATATCAATTATCATGTTCCAGGAAAAGCCCATGCTGAGCCTGTATTTACCAGCTTGGTTAGAAATATCAGAACCAATTCCTTTCTAAAAGAATTTATAGACCCCAAAGCCGGGGTGAACAGTTCTGATTTAATTATTAAATTAAAAAACAATACATCCCTACTATGCAGAATAGCTGGACAGACTGGTACTGGTGTGTCTGTTATTGGTTTACATGCACCCTTCTCTATTGTAGATGAGACCGGATACTATCCTTGGGGTACATGGGTAGAACTACAACCCACCTTAAATACATTTACATCTGGATTTAGGCTATACTCCAGTGGAGTGCCTACAGGTCTTAGAGAGAGAAATGTTCTATATCATACTGATATGGAGAATTCATCCTTTACTAAACACAGAGTATCTGCTTTGCAAAATCCTAGATTCTCTGAGGAGGATAAACAGAGAGCTATAGAAATGTATGGTGGAGAGGACTCTGACGATTACATCCATTTAGTCTTGGGGGAACATGGTAAACCCATCTTCTCCTTATTTGATAGAGGTAATCTGGAGATTAGTAACTATCCTGTTTATAAGATGACCTTGGATGGTATGATGTTAGCAGATAATATAGCAGAATATATTAACAGACTGTCAGCTTTCCCAGGACTTCCAGAGAGGGACACTAAATGCTTAATGGGAATAGACTTAGGTTATACAGAACCTACAGCTATATCTATTTTAGTAGAGGATAGATATGGAAGATTAAAGTTTCATGGAAGGATTAGACTTAACAAAGTTAATTACTTTGTTCAGGAAAGGCTTATCGACTGGTTAGATACCAAATTCAGACCAGTTATTATAGGAATAGATGAGGGTTCTGCTGGTAAAGCAGTTATACCCAGGATGCAGGAGCATGTAGATTTCCTGCATAAGAATTATAAAGAAAGGTTAATACCTATTAACTTCTCTTCTAGTGTTGTATTGGGTACTGATAGTAAAGGCGAAGAGATAAAGAGTAAGACCAAACCGTTTTCTGTGGGAGTTTTACAGGAGTATTCTAATAATCATAAGATAATTTATTCATCCACCGACCTAGAAATGGTTACAGAGTTGGAGAGAATGACTTATACAAAGACTACTACTGGGGATATTGTTTATAGAACTCTTACAGAAAAAGGGGGAAAGAAAGGTGAAGACCACTTCACATCAGCACTACTCTGTGCATCTCTGGCCTACTATCTATACACAGAGAAACTAGACCTTCAGAATGTACGAAAGAAGTTGGCTGGAGCATTCTGGCATATAGGAGGCTAAAATGAATTTAGCTAAAGCAAGTTTTTATTACTACCCCTCTTCATCCGATAATTGGAGTCCGGAAGAGGTGGACAAATTAGAAATTAAAGGACTTAAAGAATTTAAGAAAGCAGTAAATGATTGCAGATTCTATTATGAAAGAGACCCTATTGCATCTACAGTAATTAATAAAACTGTAGAGATAGGCACTACTGAATTAATCTTTGATAAAGGAACTTTATCAGAGAATGAGTTTAGAGTTTTCTTGGGATTAAAAGATTATCTACAAGAATTTGCAGAGGAATGTGCGTTAGAGTTCCTGCTTTCTGGATTGGTAGTTCCCGAAGTTTCTTATACATCAGTCGGTAAAGATGTGCTAAGTGATATGGGAGTTAAAAAGTATACGGCATTAACTCTTCCTACAAATGCATTTCTTAGAGACCCAACCACTATAAAAATAAACACTACCTTTATGGGTAAACCATCTTACTATGTAATAGTTCCAGATGATATGATCTATTTTATTTTGAATAAAGGAACATATGCTGATGGAACAAAAGATATTAAAAAGTATGAGGAATTAAAGGTAGAGTTCCCAGAATTTATTACCGCAGTGGAGGCGGGAGAAAAAGAGATTCTATTAGATAATGATCTTATAGTTACCAGAAAGGTAACTACTAAATCTCCCTACCCAATTCCCTATTTATTTTCTGGACTAGAGGCTTTAAAGCATAAAAGAAATATTCGTAGAATGGATTACTCCATAGCTGCAAGAGTTATTGGAGCCATACAATTATTCAGATTGGGTAATGATGAGTTTCCTATTACTGAAGAGGATACTTCAGCCTTTACCAGCCTAAAAGAACAGATGACTTGGAGAGATAGTAGAGGTAAAGATATAGAAAGGATATTCCAATTATTTGCTAATCATACATTGCAGATTGATTGGATAGCTCCAGATACTTCAGCACTATTAGACGATAAAAAATACTTACAGGTTAATCAGGATATTTTCTTTTCGTTAGGATTTCCTAGAATTCTTACTACTGGAGAGACAGAAAGAACCCAAACATCCGATCCAGAGTTTGCTACCCTTTCTCCAGAGAAGACTATGGAATTTATGCAAAGAAAAATTTTAAAAATAATCAAAGGAATAGTTAAAGAAGTAGCCACAAAGAATGCTTTTAAGGCTACGCCTGAAGTTAGATTTACCAGCATAAATCTAAAAGCATTCGCCAACTTCTTAGATGGTATGAGAATGCTCTATGATACCGGTAACATCTCCAGAACAACTCTGGATAAAACCTTTGGTCTTAACTTTGAGGAAGAATTAAAGTTAAGAGAAGAAGAGGCTAAGATGTTAAAGGATGCAGGTCTTGAATCATTTGAAGCACAGCCATTTACCAAAACCCCAGGACAGGGTGGTAATACAGAAGATGGTAAACCCAATACTGAAAAGAAACCTGATACCCCATCAACTGAAAAAACTACAAAGGAAAAGACTACAACGGAGAGAACCACTACTGAAAAACCTCCCAAAGACAATTAAAGTTGATAACTTTATACATTTTTCAATAGAAATGTGTATAATATATATGAGACTACATCTATAAAACCCGTTCTAAAGAACGAGGTAAACTAATAATGACAGACAAAACTTTTATTATACCTACTCAATTTGAGTTACTAGATGACAACGAAGAGGTTGCATCAGTAAGTCTTAACCCACTTTACCAGTGGGCAAAAATTGTTGTAACAGACGACCAGCCTAATGCAAATAAAGTAAGAGTTCCGGAAACGGAATTTGAAAACATTATCAGGACTGGAATTTTTGCTCCTATAAAGATGGCAGAAAAGACTATATCTGATGGACATGATGAAGCCTTTGGAAAGCCTATAGGAATTATATCTCAGTTAACTAAAGAGGGCAACAAGATCATTGCCTTAGCCGCACTATGGAAAAAGGAAAGACCTGAAGACATAGCTAAGCTTAAGGAAATGTATAAAAATGGTACCCCTCCACAGGTTTCTTGGGAGATTAGTTACGTAGACTCATCCTTGGAAGAGGGTGGAATAGAGGCACTTCAAGGAACAATTCTTACAGGATTAACGGTAGTGGGAATGCCTGCGTATGCTGGAAGAACTCCTTTCGTCGCCATGTCAGCTAAAGAAAACAAGGAGGAATTTTCTGTGGAAGACAAAGAAATGTTCGAACAAAAAATTTCCGATCTGGAACAGAAGCTTGCTGAAGCTTTAAGACAGCTTGATGAAAAGAATGTAGAACTCCAAACTGGTTTATCAGAACTTGATACCTTAAGAACTTTTAAGGCAGAATTTGATAAGAAAGCGGAAGAGGAAACTAAATTAGCTAATGTTAAAATTAAATTTACTGAAGCTAATATTACTAAAGAAGATGAATATTTTGTCACTAACAAAGAAATGTTGTTAGGACTTTCTGATTCAGCTTTAGATTTTATGATTCAAGAACTGGTTGCTTTTAGTTCTGCAAAGAATGAAGAGAAGTCTTCTGATAAAAAGCCTAAAGTTCCTGATTTGAAAGACAATAAAGATACAAACTTAGATAGTCCGAAAGCGTTAGCTGAGGCTCTAAGAGAAAGATTAAATAAATAGGAGATTATTAATATTATGGAAATCAATGATTACGGCGATATTCGTCTAGGCGCAGTTGCCCAGGAAGATATAGTTGAAGGTAGAATTGGTTTGCTGACTACAAATGTTCATTCAAGAAACTATGGTAGTCAGACCGATCTGCCGGGTGTTAAACTCCCGACTACATCAACTGAAGCGGCTCAGGCTAGATACATAATTGCCTTTGAACAAGATAATCGTTCGCTGCCTATTTACCAACCTCAGCCCCACTATGACTGGGCAACCCGTTATGGTTGGGAACAAGCTACAAACGCACCCTTCGCTGCAACAGTCTATATTACCCATCCTGGTGTACAGGAAGGTATGACTATTCCTTCGGGTGCTGGTGTTGTCGCCTTTGGTGAAGGTATCTATACCGTCCCCTCTGGTTCCTACGTTTATAACGCCAATCTGGAAGTCCCTGGTGCGTTCTTAGCAGTTGCTGATACATCAACTGATACAGCCGCTGATAAGGGCAAGCTGAAGTACAGTGCTACTGCGGCATTCGCTGAAGTGGTTCACTATGATTCTGCTACCTACAGATTGACCTTCAGGATTATAGCATAGGAGGCATGAATATAATGGACGAATTAGAACTTAAAACCGCAGTTGCGGAATTGATGAAAGACCCCACCAAGAGAGATGCTGTTGCTGAGATGTTGGTTGAGTACATTCAGCCCAATCATATTACGGTTGATTTCGTTAGTATGTTACTGAATGCTCGCAGCCTGAAACCCGGCGATAGCCTCGTAAAGAAACTGAGAAAAGGCATTAGTGTTCATACCCTTGTTCCTGGTGCAATTCACTTAGCCAATGAAATCACAGTGTCCGACAGAATCAATTACGTTCTGGATGGCTCTGATGTGAAAGTTACTTGGAATGAGTGGGAAATGGAAAACGGAGAGATTGGTACGGTTAATGAGATTAGAGCAGAGATGCTTGCTAAGCTCAAAGATCATTTCCAGAACAAAGTTTTCACCGCTCTTTCTACAGTATGGTCGGCAGTTAACACCCCCAGTAACTTTATTAGTATGGGTGGTGTAGTGACAGCCACAGCTTTAGAAGATGCTATTGACCACATCAACCAGACAACCTCTGGTGTGAAGGCAGTGGTTGGAACTAGAGCGGCTATGACCCCGATTACAAAGTTTGCTGCTTTCTGGAACGATCATGCAGTTAGCCCCACAATTGTGGGTGTTGACTCTCAGTTACAGGAAGTTATGCAGAGAGGTGTGCTTGGTAAATACTATGGCGCTCCCCTCATTCAGTTAGATCAGGTTTATGATAACTTAGAAGATTACCAGACTTTACTTCCTACTGACAAGATTCTTGTCATCGGTGAGAATGTCGGTGAATTTATTACCTACGGCGATGTGAAGACGAAACAATACAATGATATGCGTCCTACCCCGCCTCAATGGTTCTTAGAACTTTATCAGCAATACGGTCTTTTAATCTGGAATGCTATGGGCATCTATGTTATCGGTGGGCTTAGCTAAGCCAACTTAGAAACATATAAAGATTTAAAATGGGAGGAAGAAACCCTTCCTCCCATTTTTTCTAAAAGGAAATAACAAAAGGAGATAATTACTATGACAAATGATTTAAATTCGGAAATCTACGGAATGATGCAGGAAGGGAAACCCTACAAATCTTACATTAAAACAATTTTAGGTAAGGTATATGTTCAAGTTATTAATCCCTTCGATGGCAAATTAGAAGGTAGAATTGTAGAGGGCAATCCTAAAAGAGACCCAGAAAGTTGTATTGTAGACATTTGGACTGAGAAGGAAAATGTTTATTTTAGGAGAGCTAATAAGAGACACTTTGAAACTGGTAGTGTAATTGAATACCATAGAAGAGAAGAGACACCAAAAGCAAAAGCTGTTCATGAATATTCCGATGAGGAATTAAAAGAACTTATAAATAGCAAATTCCTGACTCTTCAAAGCGTAGTTAATAAACTAGATTCAGTGCCCGTTCTTTTTAGAATGGTTACTTTAGCTAAAGAAATAGATAAGTCTGAGAAGATTGTAAAATTCTTAGAGGGTAAATTAAGTGAGGTACAGTTAGCTGAGTTTAAACAGCCTGAGGAAAATTAATGATACCAGAACCAGCATGGGTAACATTCATACTCTATTTCATAACAGACGAAAGCAAACATTTTGGCTTATCTGCATTTATGGGGTATGCGGTGTTCTCATTGACATTGACCATGCTATCTGCTATGGTCTTGGTTTGGCAGGGTTTGACCCACAAAATGGCATCTATGGGTGTCGTCTATGGCATACTTATTTGCTCTATAGTAGCGGGTTTCTCTGCGGTACCTCTATCGCACTGGGCGCTGGACTACTTCTATACTTGGTGGGTAACTCCATTAGGAGAAGGGCTTGATTTAATAATGCCATAGTATTCGAGACTTTAATAGTGGCCACTATTAAGTGAGGAGGTGTTTAACATATTATGTTTAAAAGCCTTGTTTTAAGAAAGCTTAGAAAAATAAGTAGGAAATTAGATTTTATATTAGAATGGGAGAATGATATGACAGTACAGTTAGAAAATTTAACATTAGAAGTAGCGGAAACTAAAACGGTTGTGGACTCCGCTATAGTATTGATTACCGGTTTAGCCGCAAGATTACAGGAAATTGCTGACGATCCTGTGGCAATTCAGGCTCTTGCTGATGAGTTAGATGCTAAATCTAATGAATTAGCCGCCGCTGTAGCAGCTAATCCGGTTCCAGTTCCTCCAACCCCCTAACATAATATAGTTAAATACAGGCAACTCTCATGCGGGGATGCAGAGGGTTGCCTAAAATACTCAAAAGGAGTTTTGAATGGCAAAGGTTTCGATTATTATACCTTCCAGAAATGAAAGATTTTTAGCTAATACTGTGGCTGATCTCCTTTCTAAAGCTACTGGAGATATAGAAGTTATAGCTGTATTAGATGGGTACTGGCCTGACCCTATCTTACCAGATGATCCCAAGGATAGATTAACTATTATTCACAGAGGACAGGCACATGGAATGAGAGCAGCTATAAATGCTGCCGCTAGCATGGCTAAAGGTAAGTACTTATTAAAAGCTGATGGTCATTGTATGTTTGGAGAGGGGTTTGATGAAATACTCCAGAAAGATTGTGAGGATAATTGGATGGTTATACCTAGAAGATATAGCCTATTAGCTGAAGATGAAGATGGTAATCTGCTTTGGCAGAGAAATTTAGAAAAGACTCCAGTCGATTATCATATGCTAGATTGTCCATTCACAAACAGAGATGGCTTTCAATTTCATGGAGTTATTTGGAGAGAGAGAGCCAAGCAAAGACTTGACATCATGATAGATGATGAAATGTCTTTTCAAGGTTCTTGTTGGTTCATGACAGCCAATCATTTTCATAAACATTTACATGGGATGAGTGAAGTAGGTTACGGTACTTTCTCCCAAGAGCCGCAGGAAATAGGAATGAAGACTTGGTTAGGCGGTGGAGAAATTAAAGTAAACAAAAACACTTGGTATGCCCACTTGCATAAAGGTTCCAGATACGGTAGAGGATATCACATTGGAAGTAATGAGATAAGGAAAGGTCATGAGTATTCCGCTAAGTACTGGATGAATAACATGTGGGAAGAAAGGGTTCATGATATTGATTGGCTGATAGATAAATTCTGGCCTGTACCCACATGGCCAGAGAACTGGAAAGAGTTAGAGGTTCCATCTCTATGAGAGTATATGTAGATGATATAGGATTCAGATCATTTTCTGTAATGAGAGTTATACAGGCTTTTCAAAAATATTCTCCTCCAGAAATAGAAATAGTGTATGACGAGAATGATGCCGAACTAGTTTTACTACATGTGTATGGAAGAATAAATAGAATAAGAAACAGGATAGAACTTTTAAAAACTCGAAATAAAAAGTATGCTATTATGCAATATACTTTAAGACATAGCTTAAGCCCATCCACTAAGGATTGGGCTTCTATTTGGAATGGGGCTACTAGAGTATGGAGTTATTTAAATCTGAAACAAATGGTTCAAGATGATGGAGAAAATACAAAATTTAATTTTTACCATGCTCCATTAGGAGTTGATAGAGATATTTTTTATCCTCAAAAGAATGACCACTACTATCAAATTTTTACTACGGGTACTAATTATATGACTGAGGGGGTAAGAGAATGTGTATTAGCATCTAATGATATAGGTAAAAAGTCGGTACACTTTGGATTAAAAATAAACCATCCTAATGTGGATAGTTTTATAGCAGAAGATGATGAGATTTTTTCCAGAACTTTAAATAGATGTGATTATACAGCAGGCTTAAGAAGAGGAGAAGGGTTTGAACTTTCAGCGGCTGAAGGACTTATCTGTGGGATAAGACCAATATTATTTGACAGTCCTCATTATAGAGATTGGTATGATGGGCTGGGAATCTTTATACCAGAACTTGGCAGAGACAGTGTGATAGAAGACTTAAGGAAAATTTTTAAAGGAGAATTAAAACCAGTAACAGATAACGAAATTAAAGAAGCCCAATCTAGATTTGATTGGGAGAAATTAGTTACTGGATTTTGGAGTGACTTATGGATACACTAGAATATATTTTAAATAAGTATAATTTAATCCCCGTTACAAAGGGTGGGCCTACAGAGATTCCTAATGCTGGTAGGGATACTATGGCAGA